TAAGTATTATAAATTATATTAATACTACACATTAATATATGTTATCTACTCAATACCGTCTAAGGATGGAAAAAATATGCAAGGACATTGCATCAGGAGCAGAGGTAAGTATAGAAGATATAATTTGGGCACAAAAATTAGCAAAAGCAAATACCTCAGCAAGAGGTATGCTTAACACGGCTCGTAGGATGAGTACTAATCCTGACGAGTCTTTTCTTAACTCTCTGAATATTGGCGACCCCGATTCAGGGAATCACAGAAGGGGTTTCTATAAACCAGAAGATGTGGTAGACTGGTTTCATCAGGAGAGGAGTGATGACTGGAGACAAAGGGATTGATTTATGGTCAGAGTATAGGAAAGCAGTCTTTGAGATCTTTCCAGACTTAAAATTTGAGAAGCAGCATACCAATTGGACTAATGACAAAGGTATTAATCTAACTGCAGACCTATACTCTGGTCAGTATCTTATCAAGTCTAGACACGTAGACATTTGGAATGATAAATTAAATATCCACAACAATGTAATCTACCCTAAGACAGGACATAACCTTCCTTGTTTTGGTATGGATCTTATGGGATTCTTTGAGAAGAAAGTTATAATAGTATTTGACTTCCAACATCCTGTAGAAAAATTCCTGTTTTCACATCCTGAGTTACCCAAAGCAGATGGTACATACAGGTTCTTCGAACCAGGTAATCACTTCTCCGAAAACATATACGTTAGATACTGTACTATGTCAGAGGTAAATGATCATCTACCGATGTTCATCAAATACCTTACCCTCTATAGAGATATGATAGAGGAAGCAAAACCTACTGGTGAAGATACAGATTTATATAAAGATTTTGATTCATATATGATACGACTAGATCCTATATCTGGATACCTAGGTGGATCATTTGGTAAGGAAAGATCTGAAAAGTTAATCAAAGAATTCTTTTTTAGTTATGCGTGAACTTGTACAAGTCATACGTGATTCATGGAAGGGTCTAGACTTACAACCCTATGATACCCAGATGGATGAAATTAAAAAGGACGATCTGAGTATTAAGAATGAGATGTTTAAGTGTGATGGTTTACGTAGGGTACATCTAGAAACTGCAAAGGCAGGACCTCTAGAGATAGTTCACTCAGTATACTGGCCAGATCCACACTATAATATTCCAATCTTCGGGTGTGATATAGTCTCTGTGAACAATATAATTACTGCAGCAATAGTAGATGTGTCACCTATTAAGGGTGTAACAGCATTAAACAAAGACTTATCTAGGATATCTAACTCATATACTTTTAAACAAAGGAGAGCAATACCTTCATGGGGTGACGATGTGTTCTCACCATTCGTTCAGTTTGTAAGACTGCAAGACGATTCGGAGAAAGAACAGTTCATTAGAATAGTCAAAGAATATCTAGAGGTATACTGTGCTCTAGTAAATAAGTCTCGTAAAGGAAGGAACTGGATAAAGACAATGATTAGATATAATGATCAGATATGGTACGCTAAATGTCAGAGAAAAAATAAGAAAACTATGCAGGTATTAACAAAATGGTTTGACAAAGAGTGGGCAGAAGTGTATATTAATGATGTGCTGTTTGATATTCCTAAATATTAACATGATTTTATTCTCATTCATCATATCATTATTTGCTAATCATCTACCTGTGATGTACGTACAAGTACCACAATGGGCAGACGATTGGGCAGTGTGTGCTGTAGATATACCTGATGCTAAGTGTCATTGGTATGTCATGTCACCTGACAATACCTTCGGTGAAGGATTTGATTGGGAAGATGCACCATGGTTTGATGCAAGAGGACTCAATGATGTAGCACCTATGCAGAAAGAAACTGTAGTACAAAAATTACAACATCAGAATGACAAAAATTGATTGGGATCACAACAATGGTATTGTTACCATGGTTCCTTTGACTAGAGAAGAATTAGAATGTGTAAGAGTATGTGTAGCAAATGCACCTATACCTTATGACATTAGTCAGAAGAAGATACCTGGTGATATATTGCAAAAAATAGGACAACCTGCTAAAGTAGAGTATGTAGGAGAAATCCTAGTTGATTGTGATCTAACCAAGTATGAGTAGTATAATTTTTAGAAAGCATCGTGTCTTTAAAGAAACCGATGATGTTACCTTCTACGATATATCTGTAGAGGAATGTAATGCAACTGACCTTGTAGTACATAAAGGTGCTGCCACATCACCCCCAGATGATTTTGTGGGTGCTAAACAATTTTATATACATCGATATCAAGATGATTACAACAGAGTCATTGATGGTATGAGAACTTTTGAGATAGTAAACTCTAACTTTAAATGTCCCTACCATATAATATATCTGAGAAGACAAAGTGGTGCGTTATATCTACCAAAAGGTACATACCACAGGTCTACATCAGGAGAGAATGGTTCTATTGTGATCAATCAGGCACATAGATACGAAGGTTTTAATGCTGAGACGGAGTTCATTCCTGTATCAGCAGCAGAAGATAAAGAATTACATGATATACTAAAGAATGAAAACCCTGTTATCCACACTATAGGCGAATGAGACTAACACAAGAAGTAATCGACAAAATCCAAGTTGCAATGCAACACACCAAAAAGAATGGTGATATTAATTGGGAAGAAGGTGATGAAATAGATGTATGTCTAGCAGGTACGTTTGCTGCTGACAGGTTCATCACCATAATAAATAGGACAAAGAGTTCTACAACTAAAAGATAATTATGTGGCAATTTTTTCAGTGGGCATGGAACCTCTCTTGGGGTGACGGTTTTGCCTTAATGATTTGTTTATTTGTATTCTGGTATGGAAAGAAATGGATAGACAATAAGTTTGGTACAGATTCTTTTAGTAAGAGACAGAAACGAGAACTTAAACAGATTGTCAAAGAAGCAATCGAAGAAACCAAGTGAGTATGTTGATAAATGTAGCGTGTATAGACTCACACAACACCAGTTATTTTTATAAGAGAGAAGATGGTACATACTATTGGTTACATGCTCGTAAGAATAAGGATGATGTAATAGTAGATGCAGATGGATTGCAATTAGAGATGCTAGGTGACGTAGAATTAACTAACGATCAAATAAGAGAAGCATGCAAGTAGTTTGGGGAGTGAATATTATGGTTGGGATACTTCTCATAATAGTCACTTGGTATATCGTCTATATACTAAAGATGAGCTTTGCGGAGATGAATGATGGGAGCGATGATTCCACCAAGTAGGAAGTCCTGCTATAACTTTAGAGTAACGGAGATTAATCGTGTTGTTGACGGAGATACTATTGATGTCACCATTGATCTTGGGTTTGATTTATACAAGAAAGAAAGAGTTAGAATTGCAGGAATTGATACGCCAGAGAAAAGAACAAGAGACTTGGAAGAGAAGGCATTGGGAATAGATGCAACTAACTGGATGAAAGCAACGTTGGAGGATACTTTGAGTGGAGAGCACGAACTTACTATCAGAACCGAACTTAAAGGTGGCATGGGTAAGTATGGTAGGCTTCTTGGTTGGTTATACATTGGCGATGATACTGTATCACTCAATGAACAGATGATTAAGGAAGGTTATGCGTGGGAGTATGACGGAGGTACAAAGAAAAAGAACTTCGAGGAACTACGTGAGATACGTAGGAGTCAAGGTACTCTACCAAATGGATAGTACTAGGTGGTCTGCACAAGTATTGTACGGATCTAACCGACTGGTAAAGGTTGAGTTTCTCTGTGAATCTAACCTACGTCAGGATGCTGAACAGAAATGTAGAGCACTATTTGGTACTGATGACATCAGACAATTAAAGAGGGAATGGTCTTAAATGGCTAACGAAAATGTATATCTAGGTAACCCCAACCTTAAAAAGGCGAACGTTGCAACTAACTTTACACCCGAACAGGTGCAAGAGTTTATTAAGTGCAGCCAAGATCCTGTACATTTTATTAGAACACACATTAGAATTGTGTCACTGGATAAAGGTTTGATACCTTTTGACCTGTATGATTTCCAAGAGGGCATGGTACAGAAGTTTCATGATGACAGATTTAACATAGCAAAGTTACCACGACAGTCTGGTAAATCTACAGTCGTTACATCATACTTGCTATGGTATGTACTGTTTAATGATAATGTGAACGTAGCAATACTTGCTAACAAAGCAGCAACTGCTAGGGAGATGCTTGGAAGGTTACAACTTTCCTATGAAAACTTACCTAAGTGGATGCAACAAGGTATTGTGGGGTGGAACAAAGGAAGTTTGGAGTTGGAAAATGGATCTAAAATCCTTGCTGCAAGTACTAGTGCAAGTGCTGTTAGGGGTATGTCGTTTAATGTTATATTTCTGGATGAATTCGCTTTCATTCCGAATCATATCGCTGATCAGTTCTTTAGTTCTGTATATCCTACTATCTCATCTGGTAAATCTACCAAGGTTATCATCATTAGTACACCTCACGGGATGAACATGTTCTACAAACTCTGGCATGATGCCGAGAGAGGTAAGAACGAGTACACGACAACGGAGGTTCACTGGTCACAAGTACCAGGTAGGGATGCTGACTGGAAAGAACAAACGATAGCCAACACATCGGAAGAACAATTCCGAGTTGAGTTTGAGTGTGAGTTCCTAGGATCTGTTGATACATTGATATCAGCATCTAAATTGAGGACTATGACCTATGAAGATCCTATTACAAGTAATAAAGGTTTAGATGTATACATCAAACCAGAGAAAGAACATCAATATACCATCACTGTAGACGTTGCTAGGGGTGTAACTAAGGATTATAGTGCCTTTTGCGTGATAGATACGACAACAATACCGTATCAACTGGTAGCCAAGTACCGAAACAACACAATAAAACCATTATTATTTCCAAATATCATACATGAAGTGGCATGTGCATACAATCATGCGTATATTCTTGTAGAAATTAATGATATTGGTGCACAGATAGGAGATATTTTACAATTTGATCTAGAATATGATAATCTATTGATGTC